AAGCCACAGATGTGCACCACATATCTAAGAGACAGATGGGTGGCAGTAAAAAGAAAGACATACCTACCAATCTTGCTCCTCTATGCCGTGTCTGCCACAGTCGTGCAGATACCAACAAAGATTTTAATAAATATATTGATGAGAAATTACAAGAAAGGATAGCACTTAAAAATTGGAAGACTACTTAAACTATAATAGTTTTGACCCTAATGTAATGATGAAGAAGGCAGAGGAGTTAGGCACACAATGGGCTGAAGCCGATGCCGCTCACGGATTACTAGAGGATACAAAAAAAACTTTATTAGCACAAATTACTAATGAATTTTTAGAGCAGGGTAGAAATAAAACCACTGCGGAAACTATGGCAATGGCATCTAAGGAATATGCTGAACACATTAAACAACTAGGTCAAGCCAGAAGAGATAAGAATTTAAGTCTTGTAAAATATAATTCATACAAGAAGTGGTTAGACTTAATACAAACTAAGGAGGCAAATCTCAGAGCGGAGATGATGATTAAATGACAAATAAATTTGATATTGACCTTTCGTGGGGTCAGATGTTTGAAAAGAAACTAGAGGATATTCTACGCAATAAAAAAATAGAGGTAAAAACAGAGCGAGACATTTGGAAAGTTTCTGGGAATATTGCAATTGAGTATCAATACAAAGGAAGAAAGAGTGGCATAGCAGTCACACAGGCTGAGTGGTGGGCACATATCTTACAAGATAACGAAGATATAAAATGCATACTATTAATGCCGACAGAAGAATTAAAGAGGGTAGCTAGAAAACATTTACTAGATAAGAAAGTTATTGGAGGGGACAACAATAATTCGAAAATGGTTTTAGTTCCCATACATGAATTAATGAAAGGAGATATGCATGGAAGCTAGTACAGAGACTAAATACTTTAATGAAAAAAGTCTTGCAGCCTACATAGACACTTCCCACCATACACTAAAGTATTGGAGGAAGACAGGACAGGGTCCGAAATTTATTACATTACCAAACGGTAGAATTAGATACAAGAAAGAGGATGTTGAAGAATATATGCGAGGGATATTTGGAACAGAAAACAGAAAAGATGATTAAGGAATTACTTGCGAACAGATACGAAGGCATAGTTCGAGAAAACAAAATGAAGTTTAAGAACTATAAACAAGCGTGTTTTGATGAGGCTACTAAAGTAATATTAGAAAGGAATAAAAATGACAAAAAAAATAACCTCAATAACACAAAATAACGATGGGGATATCAACCCAAAGACTAAGTTATTTGAGCAACCTGTATGGGTTTTAGAGTTAGAGGATGGAGAAAAAAGAGTTCTTGGTAAAGAAAAGATGGAAGAATATTTGTCAAAAGGTTATGAGAAAACAGTTCACAGTTTTAAAAGATGGGTGTTGACTAGTGCAAAAGGCACAGAAATATCTGCCTACTGTGTGGTATTTACAGATAAATCTCATGATTTAGTGCCGACTCCTAAGATAAGGGAGCAGTTGTTCAACGGTCACAGAAGAAAAGACCATGAAAAATACGAACAATTAGAGAGAGAATTACAGGCTAAAAGTGTTCAAAACCCTGCATTATTTCATCCCGTGAGAGAGTCTATTACTACAGAGGAAGAGAAGAAAGAATTAGAAGAGTTTAGAGATAAAGTTATTAATGATAAAAACAGAATAATTTGATTTTTTGTTAATTATCAGTATAGTTTTTATATGTCTAAATGACCTCAGTGTTCATTAGAGACTCCTTTCGTCAGTCCCTTCCCCTCCGCAAAACTATAGTTACAAGGGGGACTGGCGTGTCAATTCAAATAATCCACAGACTCAATACATCCTTTTGGAAAGCATTGAACCCTGCCGAATAAGTCATCTACTTCTTGTGTTTCGTCAAAATTTTCATCAACCACTGTTGCATCTAAGTCTGCAGCAATAGTTAAGAACTTATCTGTTTCTTTTACAACAACTCCGTAACTAGCAACTCTGCATGGTCTTGCACTTTCTGCTTCTTCTTTTGTGCACCATCCGCTGTCTGATGTTTCATTTGTGTCCCACCAAACAACCTTGACTAGTTTCATTTTTGTTTGCCTAAAAATTCTTCTATTGAAAAGCTATCGACACACTGTATTTTAAATGTGCCTCTGTATTCTTGTGTAATATAAACTAAATCTGTAAAGTGTTTGTTTCTATCGACTGCACATAATTCACCTGTATCATACATCATATCACCGTGCATCCTTATACATAAATCTTCTTGTGCACCAGGAAGACACATTGTAGCCAGTAAAAACCATTTCATTTCTTCTTTTTCTTTTTCTTTCTTTTCTTTTTTTTCAAGGGTGGTTTAGACACTTGAAATTTCATTTGACTTCTATTAATAACCATAGCCTTTAAAGTTTGCTATACCTCCATTTGCTGCACGGAACGGTCCGATTGTTTTTCCATCTTGTGTAAAGCCACCACCTATAAACATCTGCTCGGGACCACCAGTGTAATTGAAAGCAACGGGTAGCGTGTATGGCTGATATGCAAACACGGGTGTGGTTGTTGTAGCTGGGTCAGTAGTAGCTGGGTCTGTGGCTGGGTCTGGACCTCTGCCACCACCTTGTCTACCACCAGTAAATGCGGGGTTCTGTAATACTTTAGCTGCTCCAGCACTTTGTGGAAGTGCGAAAGAAGTTAAACCTTGAGATTGAAACTGAGGAAAAGCACCACCTAAATATTGTGAAGCTGCTGATGCTGGAATATCACCAAAACCAAACTCTGGTGCTTGGACATTAAAACCCTTACCACCTGTTAATAATCTAGGTAAAAGCGTATTACCAAACATATTTACTAGACCTCTGGAAGCGTCACCAACAAACTCTCCAAAAGTTGGGCTTCTAGCTGTGATGATTGGATTACCTGCAGAATCAAAACCTCGTAGGACAGCCTCTCTTCCATATTTATCCATAAAATCTTGCACCTTGTCGGTTACTCCAAGTTTTTGTGCAGTATCTCTATCTATCGGAGTTCTACTTACTATCTGATTAAAAGCGTTTGTGCCTACAGCACTCATTAATTCATTCATAGAATAACCTAGTCTTGCATGGTTATCTTTTACAAATTGTATTTGTTGTCTAATATTGTTTTTTTGAAAATTTGTCAGAGTAGGATTGGCTTTAATTAAAGCAAACATCTCATCTGCTTTTTTTCTTATGTCTTTTGCCTTTTGTGTTTCAAAAATTTCTTTTGATTTATCTAATATTTGTTGAGGATTTGTAATAGCTTTTATATCTTCTCCAAAACCACCTACTGGTGTGCTTCCCATGCCGCTAGGTGCTTGAAATTGTTTCTTAGATTTAAAAGTTTTTTTCTTACCAGCCTCCATTCCAGCAGCCAAACTACTTGTTTTACCTTTGCCACCACCTGGAGCGTTTGCTTTTGGAGCTTTTGGTTTTGCTGACCTGGCTTTTCTAAATGACCTTCTTAATTGTTCTGCTCTACTCATTTCTTTTTCCTTTTTTTTGCTTTAGTCAAGGCGATAGCAACAGCCTGCTTTTGAGGGTAACCCTCTTTCTTTAGCTTTCTTATGTTGCTGCTAACCGCCTTCTGACTCTTACCTTTTTTTAAGGGCATTACTTCTTTTTTTTCTTCTTCGCTCTCTTCTTAACAGTACCGCCACGTTTCATAGCCATAGGCTTTTTCATCTTAGCCATACCGCCACCACGCATCATCTTCATACCGTTCATTTTATTTGCTCTTTTTTTCATTCCGACCATTGTATAACCTCCTATAGGATTGTCGTTTTTTTACTGTACCTTCATAATAATCTTTTGTCCAATTATCATAAAAGCCTGTTTTACTTAAATGCTCGCTAGCATTTTCTAATTCCATGAACGGTTGTATTAAAACCATCATGAACTCATTCTCTGGCACCCAATTGGTGTCTTCAAGAAACTCTACTGGTTCTATTTCTTCTGCATCATCTGGATGATGACACATCATATACACATCTTTTGGTACGAACACATGGTTCAAAGCGTGTATGTAATCTACTAGTTCATCAGCTGAAATAGATAAATCACCACATCCAACTATTGTAATCTTCTTGTCTATTGTCTTTATCTGCTCACACTCCTTAACTATGGTAATTAAAAAGTCTTCACCTTTTGGTTCTTCGACTATTCTTATTTGACCTTTGAGTCTAGCTGTTTTAGCGTATGGGCAGGTAGGTAAATTACCTAAATGTTTGTTGGGTAGTTCTACAAAATCTTTTGACCAAGATAAAATATCTTCAGTTATTGTTTTCACTTTTTTTGAATAGCTTGTTTATCATATTCTCTATAAAAACTATGCACTTATAACCAAATATTTCAATCCCATAATCATTTCTTTTTTTTGTTTCTGGCTGATATTGCTTTTGCTTTTCTTTTTGCATCAGCTTTCGATGACGCTCCCCATTTTCTGAGCGATAATAATAATCTTGTTGGTTTTCCATCTTTATATTCTGGTCCTTTAGCGTTACCCATTCTTGCAAGAAAAGACGCTCTACGAGGATTGTCACCTTTTTTTACTGGTGGCTTTAAATTTAATCCCTCTTTCTTTTTAAAATACGCTCTGCCTTTTGCGGTCAGACCACCGCTAGGATTTTTATGTTCTTTTCGCATTTCTTTCTCCTAATAACACTTTAAATTTTTGTACTCTATTTCTAGCTAGTCTCTCTTTTTTTTTATCTTTTTGTTTAAGTGCTAGACCCACATCTCTCCTAGCTTTCATTAAATCTTTTACTAATTTAGTTTTTCTTGGGCTATCTTTTAAAGGTGACTTTTTATATTTTTTACCTTTTACGATTATGAATTTTTCTAATGGCATCTTTCCCTTTTTTAAATATGTTTACCACTTGTGATTTACCCATGACTTTTGCTCTTTGCTCACCGACAGTTAATATCTGTATCTTCCTAGCAAACGGTTTATTAACCTTTTTAACTTTGGCAACCGTTGACCTCGCATCAGCAGGAGTAGCAAATTTAATCGGGACAGTGTCTTTTGGGTTTTCATCTGTATACAGTCTTCTACCAGAACCCTTTGGCTTTTTACCTGTTCCTTTTTTTGGGTCTGCCATTTGTCATACTCTTTAGATGTTTTTTTAAAATATTAGATTGTGCCTTATGCAATCGTGATGCTTTAGCTAACTGTTTTACTACCTTTTTTATTTTTCTTACCATTGGTTATGTCTTACGTCTTCTTGCTGAAGCCTCTTTTTTTTTTGACAGTCTGTGCTGCTCGTGCAAACTGTGCAGCAGTCGGAGCACCTTTGGCACCTTTCTTTCTCATCTTTTCTCCACGCTTTCTCTTTGCGTGTATGTTTGCATACAGTCCTCTACCCATTATGTTTTCCTCTTCTTTGTGGTTTTCTTAGTCTTGCCACCTCTTCTTAAATCAGCGTCAGCCTTTCTAGCACCACCTTTACCAGTAGCATAGGAACGCACACGCCCTGCAGCCCATTGGTGTTGTGATACTTTAGGTCTTGAACCAGCAGAGAAATATGCCGCCAACCCTCTTGAATAAACTTTTCTTAGTGTGTCTTTTGATATACCACTAGACTTGTGGTACTTATCTATTACCGCTGCTTTACTCATTAACCTTTTCTCCTATCTCTGTCTATTTTTTTCATCATAGCAGGTGTTAACTTGCCCTGTCTATAAAGTTTTGCTGTTCTTTTTATCTCAGCCTCTCTTGCTTTTGGGTTCTTTGCACCCCTAACATACTTAGTAGGCACACCGCCTTTGGTCTTAGGAACTGGTGCAAATTTTCTTTTTGTCTTTCTTTTCTTCATATTTTTTTACTCCTGTTCTTAGACCTTGACACCACTTTTAAATTTTTCTTCTTGTTGTTTTTTGGATTTTTGTCTTTGTGGTGTATATCCATTCTAGAACCTTTTGTTACTCTACCCTCTCTAATAGCTTGCCTTCTGGCTTTATTACGGGCAGCACGTCTCTTCTTCTGCTCTGGTCGAGCATGATATGTTTCGTATTCTCTTTTGTAGTTTCTGGATTTAGACATAAATTATTTGTCTTCTTCCTCATCGTGTGTGCATCCCACACACCCACACCAGATACAACTTTGACCGCAATGACAATTACATTGACACTTTATGCAGATAGTCATTTCTTTTTAGAAATCATTCCTTTAATTCCAGGTGCTGCTCTCACTCCTAGTGAAACACTACACGCTAGATATAACAGGTGTGTATAATATTCTGGGAGAGTTTCTAGTATCTCAAACCCTCTTGCAATGTGTGGTTGCATAAAGGGCAAGAAGCTACAGATTGCAGGTATCATTAAAGCTAGAAGAACAAACTCGTCTTTCCAGCTGCCTTTCATTTGGTCTACAGCCGAAGCCTCCCACGCCACTTTACCTGCGATT